TCATGCAGATCATGGACTCGACCGGCCACGCTGAGATTAGCTGGAATCCCGGCGTGCCCAGCGAAGTCGAGTTCGCCGAAAGCACCTTCGATGACATGACCGACAAGGGCTACCGCGCCTTCCGCGTCGAGGGCGCAAACCTTCAGGGCGGTCGGATGGACAGCTTCGATCCCACCGCCCGCAAGATCATGTTCGTGCCGCAGCTCAAGGGTGGCTGATCGTGCCGTGGATAACGGGGACTGACGGCACCACGTCACCCGCCATCATTCGCTGCTGGGTGACGACGGTGCCAACCGCGACCGTAGTCACCACCACATCAAACATCGTGTGGGTGGACTGTGGCTGGTACACCGGCACCGCCTCAGCGACAACCGTGCCACAATCCTACTGGCTTCCGGGCACTGGAGCGATGGCGGCGATGCGCAATTATGAACAGGCTGAGCGTCAGGTCGAGCGTCAGGCCGCTGCCGTTCGTGGCCATCTACCCGACGTCAAGGAACGGGCGATCAACCTGTTGCTGGAGCACCTGACGCCAGAGCAGCGCGAGACCTTTCGAAACAATGACTGGTTCGTGGTCGATGGCGGCAAGTCCAAAACCAAGTATCGCATCCACTCGCGCGGCAGTCTGATGGCCAACATCGACGTGATCAAGGATGACAAGACCCTGCATCGGCTATGCGCCCATTGCGATGTTCATGCCATCCCGCTCGGCGATCAATTGCTGGCCCAAAAACTGATGCTGGAGTTTGACGAAGATGAGTTCCTGCGTATCGCCAACCGGCATTAGCAATCGGCAGCGGACCCCGACACTGAGCCCCCAGCCCCCGGTGGTCCGTGCGTCGAGGCGTGGGGCGGGCCTCAGAACCCGCCTCACGTTCGAATGAAGGAAGTAAATGACATACTGGTATTTGTCATTCTGCGATCCGGACCGGCGCGAGGGCGACAAGTTTCTCGGCGGCTGCATCGTTGTGGCGGCTACGATGCCAGACGCCATTCGAGAAGCGTGGTCGCGCGGCTGCAATCCCGGCGGCGAGGTGTTTGGCCACGCAGTCCCCAAAAATTATGAACACAACGTGGCGCGTTTTGGCGTCAACGTGTTACTCACCAAAGACCAGCTCAGAATGTTGGATGATCAATGACGCGCACCTGTGGAGATTGTCAGGCCTGCTGCAAATTATTGCCGGTGCCTCCGCTGCAGAAGGCAGCGGGCGCGTCGTGCCAGTTCCAGAAATTCCACAAGGGCTGCACGGTCTATCACCAGCCGCAGATGCCGCTTGAGTGCGCGATCTGGAATTGCCGCTGGCTGGTCAACGACGACACCGCCGATTTGGCGCGCCCGGACCGCGCGCATTACGTGATCGACGTGATGCCAGACTTCATCACTATCAACCACGACAAGACCGGCGAGAAGCAGAACATTCAAATCGTGCAGATCTGGATCGACCCGCGCTACCCGGACGCGCACCGCGACCCGGCGCTGCGACGCTGGATGTTCAGGCGCGCCGAGGAAGGCAAGGCCGCAATCATCCGCTACAACGCGAAAGACGCGATCGTGATCTTCGCGCCGCCGTTCGATCCGGAAGGCCAATGGCACGAGATCAAGAGCGGGATGCAGTCGGTGAAGACCCACACGTTCGACGAGGTGCTGCAGGCACTGGGTGGCGAAGCCAAGATGGTGGTTGAGCCGTGACCGAGCCGGATGAGGTGGTCGTCGTCTGTGCCCGGATCACGACACCGCTGTACATCCCGGACAACAAGATCGGCAAATGCAGCGAGTGCGGCTGGAAAGTGCAGTTTCGCCCGCACGCGCCGAAAGGCAGGAGGATGTGTGTGGTGTGCGCCGCTGCTCTGATCGAGGACCGCGACGACATCAAGGACGATCTGTTGACCTACTTCCGGAAGAAACAGCAATGAGCGATGGTCTGATCTCCATCAACGAGGCGATGCGGCGCGGCTACACCAAGCTACGACTCGACAAATGGGCGAACCCGGACGACTACATGGAGTTCAACATCGTCGTCGGCACGCCCGGACCGTGGGTGAAGCTGTGGTCCCCGGCCAACGAGATCGTCGGCAACAAGAATCCGCACATGATGCTGATCTTGGAACTGGGGGACCTCGACGACCCGTGCTGGCGACCGCTACCAAAGACGCTGGACCGGCCGTGATCGACTGGCCTTCCGTTGACTGGCCGACGATCTGCCCGTTCTGCAAGCAGCATCACGATGCCGCGACGCACACGCTCAACGAGGGCCGCGTCCCGGAAGATGGCGATATGACCCTGTGCTTCCGATGCGGGGCGTTCGGTGTTTTCGACGAGACCGCCTATGGCGGCCTGCGCAAGCCGACGAAGAAAGAGCAACGCGAGATTTCGCGCGATAAGAAGATGCAGGAACTGCTCACCGCGTGGAAGGTGGTCAAGCGGCAATGAAAATAGTTTTGCCCCTATACAGTCGTCACGTTTTCGCTTCGCCTCGCCGACATCACGCGCCTCTCGTCCTGCGTTTTCCGTGTCAACAATTATTTTCCGCGTGCGTTTGAGCCTGCAGACATAGTGTTCCGCTTTGACATTTCGGCCTATAGGCCAATTTGGCAAAAGTCGATTTGCTATACTGCCTGTGTCAGTCGGGAAGTCCGGCTGGCGGGCTCTTTGAAATTGTAAAAGGAGAATGACACGAATGACCATTCGTTATGAGTGGGACATCGAGACCGTATCTGCGGACGAGCACGAGGATGTGCTCGACCACGATCACCGGGACAAGCTGTCGGAGTTCGGGACCGAGGAGTTGATCTTTGCGATTGCTCAGCAGCCCGGCCCGGACAGCAAGGGAGATACCTTCCTCCGGCTGGTGCTGGTGCGCGACCGCTTTGACGATCGCGATCTGGTCTGCCGATCGTGGGCTTACGTGACTGACGGCAAATTGCCTGAGCGGTTTCTGGACGCCTACGACAACCCGGTGGCGAAAGTGCCGAAGCGCTTCATTGAGGAGTTCAATCGATGAAGGCACTCGACAGACTGATGGCCCAGCACCCGGACAAAATCCGGGACTGGTACATGGATCAGGACGGCTACTGGATCAACCTGAAGCCGGGCTGGCAATGGCAGGACTGCCACACGGTCCATGAGTGGATCGTCAAGGACGCCCTCGCCTCGTTCAAGTGGATCGAGCGATGCAGTTGCGACGAGTGCAAGAGAAAGGTGACGGCATGAAGTGTGTCTACGACGACGGCGGTCGCAAGGCCGCCGGGAAAAAGGGTCACGCAGGAGACTGCGTGGCCCGGTCCATCGCCATCGTGAGCGGCCTGCCCTACGCCGAGATCTACGATCGGCTGGCGCGGGAGATGGGAGCCCAGCGCGTGAGCAAACGGACCAAGAAGCAGGCCGCGAGCGCACGCAACGGGATCTACACCAAGCGCAAGTGGTTCAAGGACTACATGCGCGAGCTGGGGTTCGTCTGGACCCCGACGATGGCGATCGGCCAAGGCTGCAAGGTCCATCTGGCGGACGGCGAGTTGCCGCCCGGCAGGTTGGTCGTCGCGGTCAGCAAGCACTACACGGCGGTGATCGACGGCGTGATCCACGACACCCACAACCCGTCGCGGTCCACAAGCTGGAACATCGAGCCCGACAAGGGTCAGGAGCTGAAGGCGAATCAGGGCCGCAACGAAAACGGCGTCTGGACCGAGGTCGGCGGCCGGTGCGTCTATGGTTACTGGAGAAAACCCGAGTAAAAACAGGCCGTTCCGGGCAACCGGGACGGCCAATCTTTTTCGCTATGACCCCTTGACCTATAGGCCAAAACGGCCTACTTGTATCTTGTCAGGAAAGAGGAGAAACAAGTGGCGGTCTGGATGGTGGTTCTGCTGGGTGCGGCCCTGATGGTCGGGTCCAGCGTGGCACAGGGGTGGTACTTCAAGATGGAGGTCGCGAAATGAAGATGAAGTTTTTCTGGAGTCTCGTCGAGGCTCGCAAGTGGGCGGCCGAAGTCAGCGGCTTGCTGAGCGTGTGCGGCAACGGTCGTCTGATGGTGGAGTGGAAGTGATCAAGGTCCGAGCCCACAAAGGTCGAAGCGGCGCGAGTGTCTATGGCTGGCGCGTCTATCGAGAAAGTGTGCTGAACGGTGCGCGAGTGATCAAAATCCAGCTCGGCAAATATCGCGCAAAGGAAGAGGCGGAACGCGCGGCCGAACACTACCGAAGCAAGGAGCTGAAATGAAACCGTGGATGATCTGGGATCTGGAAAGGGAACGCGAGCGCAAGGAGCGCGAAGCGGAAGTGGGACGCGGGCTGTGGCTGCCGCTCCCGATGCCCAGCCGGGAAGAGCCACCGAAAAACGAAGAGGAGAAAGCATGGCTGTAAAATACAAGCTGGGTTCGAACGAGGGGATCTACGCCCCCGGCATGGTCAGGTGGGCGATCAACGGCGCGAAGTTCGAAGCGGATGCGCCGCAGATGATCAAGGTCATCTCGGAGGGCTGGAACGTCCCGGCCGAGGCCGCCAAGGCCTTGGTGCTCGGCGAGGTGCCCTACAAGGTCGAGGGCGAGGCGGTGGTGTTCGAGGTATGAGCGAGACCTACAAGGAGCGCGTCAACCGCTTCCGGATCATGCGCCACGACGAATTGCCGGAGGCGCATAAGGCCGAGTACCGGCTCAGCGGGATCAACCCGGATAATCTCTGGTCGCTGATCTGGTCGTTTGAGACCGAAGCGTCGGCGCGACAGTGCCTCGCCGAATGCGAGATCCGCAAGGCGAAGTGGCAGACCTACAAAATGGTGGACGGTGGCGAGGCCATCGAGATCGAAAGGAGTGCATGGATTTGAGCCTCTACAAGGAATACGCGGAACTGCCCGCCTTTGAACAGGCGGTCTACGAGAACGGCTTCGTCAGCAACGTCGAGGAAGGCAAGCTGGTCTGGGCGAACAAGGACGGCTTCCAGCCGCCGCCGGTCGGATCGAAGGTGATGGTCCGGATCAACTCGCTCGGCGAGGCGGAGGTCAAGGGCTACTTCTCGCAGGAAGGTTTCCTCGGCCTGCTGGTCGTACTGGACAACGCGCCCGAGTGGTACGTCAAGCAGAACGGCGACGCCAAGAAGGTCGGCCATGTGTTCGGCCCGGAAGTCAGGGCGCTATGACGAAGGCCAAACGCCGCCGCCGGGTCGAGATCATCAAGATCCTGTCCGATATGTCGCGCGACTGGTCGCGCTGGACCGCTGCCGACTGGCAGCCGCTGGAAAACGAACTGAAGGAGCTGTCATGAAACGCCTGATCCTGCTGGCAGCGCTCGCGCTCTTGGTGCTGTCCCCGCAGGCAAATGCCTCGGCGCTGATCGCCAACTGTACGCTGAAATCAGCCACCTTCGTCAAAACCATGCCTGCGCCCGGTGACGCGCATCTGCTCTCCGGCCCATCGGACAAGGAGATCGCGGTCGATGTGTACGACGAGCATGGCGGCAAATGGGCGTTTGTCGAAGCCTCGGACAAAGCCGACGAGGTTACCGGCTGGGTGCTGCGCTCGTCGCTGCACAAGTGCCAGAACATCAAACCGTGGAAGACCAAATGAAGCCCCTCGTCCTCCCCCAGATCAATCTCAACGGCTCGCCGCGCGAAATGCTGGTCTCGCAGCAACTCCGCGTGCTGGATGCGCTTCGCGCGCTGCAGGCGGCGATGCAGGAGGCCTCGCCCAATGGCCGCGACTATCAATTCCGCCCGGCCGAGTTACAGCCTGCGCTCGAAGCGTGGCGCGAGCGCTGGGTGATGATCGACGCGCTGTACAAGGAGATCGAGATGCACGCGCTGGCGATCCACGACAGCAAATAATTCGATAGGCCGTATTGACCTATACTACGCGCGGGCGTATACCTTGCGCGTGAGAACGGAAAGGAGTGACTGATAGATGGCATTCAAACTAAGCAAAGCCGACACCGAGCGCCGCGACGGCTACGCCAACGATCTGCGGGAGACCGCCTCCAAGCTGGAGGACGCCGTGCGCGAATACAATGACGCCGTGATGACCTTGCGCGGCCCCATCGAGGCGCTGCTTGCCGAATACAACGAGACGCTGGAAGAGGCTCGCGGGTTCGCCGAAGACATCGCGACCACCGCTGAAGGCGCGTTCGATGACAAGTCCGAGAAGTGGCAGGAGGGCGACAAGGGCCAAGCCGTCGCCGAGTGGAAAGACGCTTGGGCCAGCATCGAGCTGGAGCCGATCGAGATCGAATGGCCGGAAGATCTCGCAGAACCCGAATTCGAGCATGGCGACAATCTGGATGCCCTGCCCGTCGAGCCCGAAGAATGAAGCGCCCCCAGCAACAGACCCACCTCACCATCCTGCGGCAGGAAAGCATCGAGGCGATGGGCGTGCCGTGTTCCGAATGCGGCGAGACGCCAAGGCGGCTGCTGGTGTTCTACACCGCGCGCGGCGGCCAGCGCCGGACCCACAACGGCAGCTTCTGCAGCAAGACCTGCCACGATCGGTTCCACGGACTCAGGCCAAAGTGAGCGCAAAAAAAGACCGCCCTTCCGGACGGTCTGATATAGTCGATTGGTTCGGTGAAACAACGACTTAGGGAAGTGAGGCATTGAAACTTATTTGCGCCTCATGCCGCCGCCGCTGGACTCCGAAACCGGGCCAGAAGCGGACCGAATCCTGTCCCGGCTGCCGCAAGTTCCATCTGAGTTCCGGCGTGCTGAAGGCATGGCAACGGAGGCGCTTGCGAGCCCGTACATACCCCGTCGGGGAGCCGGGCACCTACCCAGCGGTGCCCCTCGATCAGCTCATGCGCGAGGCCGACGCGGCCAGCGCGAAGGCCTTGGCGGCAGCTCTTGCGATCGCCCGGAAAAAGTGAACGGCGGACGCTTGCAGTCGCCCTGGCAGTTCAAAGCACGTTGCTTCGTGCTGCCGTTCACCGTGTGCAGAATAAATTGAGCGGCGGGCGCTTGCAATCATCCCCTGCCCTGTCCCTTTAGACCAGAGCCCGTCGATTCGGGCTGCCGCCTCTCCCGTGCTGCGCGGGGCCTCAGATAGCGCTCTCGGGTTCGATGAAGTGGGCCGCCACCAGATCGGCCGAGCGGCGGCCATCCCAATACACCACCGCTTCGCGCCGGTTGTTGGTGATGTGATGCAGGACGCCGCGCCGGTCGTGCCAATCGAAACCACCTTTGTGGAAGGTTCGGTTCAATCGGGCGGCGGCGTCGTCCGTCAATCTGACGCGATCGCCGCGATTGAGTTGCATGGTCAACACCCCTTGCAGATCGAGGGCGTTCGGGGATCGGCGGGCGGCAGCGGATCGAACTGCGATGCCTTATCGGTAGTGCCAAAACGACGGCAGGCCGGGACCGCCACCCAGCACGCCGGAAAGCCAGACCACGATCGCGATCAGGCAGATCAATCCCACGACGATCTTGGCGAATTTGAGCACCATCGGATCGATGGCGATGCTGAACCAGTCGCGCACCACCCAGAGGATCACGTAGGCGATCAACAGAATGATCGCGATGTAGAGCATCAAATTGAGGAAGCTGATCAGGATGTTCATGACTAGGCTCCTTTCAAGAAGCACGGCGAAAGCCCGGCCATCACACGATGGCCGGGCTGCCGTTTCGTAATGAACTAACGAAACTTTTTTGGGATCAGGGCAGATTGAGGCCGACGCCTGCGCCGACGCCGATCACGCGGGACGATCCGGCCGTAATCGCCGCACCGTTACCAATCGAAGCCGCGCCGGAGACCGAGTTGGCCTGACCAACCGACGCGCCGACACCCGCGCTCAAACTTCCGGCCGGAGACTGAGTTGCAAACCCAGAGCCGATTTGCGTGGTCTGGCCGGTGGCGAGCGAACCCGCCGCCGCCTGTCCGGTCGAGGCCGTGCCTGCGCCAGTCAGCACATTTCCGAACGTCACGCCCGTGCCGAGCGAGAACTGACCGGCGGAGGCCGGAGCCGACGCGAACGCGAGCGCTGCAATCGATGCGAGAAGCAATTTCTTCATGGTCAATCATCCTTCTACTTGGGTTGAGCCGACGTAGCAGCCTCAATGGCGTCCACGGCGGGCGAATTAGCGACAGCAGATGCTGGCGCTAACGGCTTGGCGCTCGACTTCGGTTTGACTGGCGCAATCGATTTGGTTGGATTGACGGAGGCAACGCGCTGGCGCGGTCGCTCGCCAAACCACTGCAAACACCGTTGTTTGGTGGCATTGTAGGACAGGCAATCACGTTCGACACCGTTGCGACCATCGATCACACGGATCGCGCCGGCAGCGCCCGACTCCGACAGCACGATCGGAACGGGGCCGCCGGGGGCCACGGCTACGGGCATGTAGCGGGCACAAATGTCAGGCATGCTGCGATAAATATTTTCGCGCTGACACAGCCGCGCGACGGCAGCGGCCCGGAGGCCCATGGCAAACAAGGTCCGGGAATCCAGACGCGCCTGACAGCCCTCATCGGTCATGGTTGAGCCGCCGCCGAGTCCGAAGCCGGCCACGCTGACCATTCCCGAGGCGCTACCCAAACAGGTTTCGAGCCCGGCTGCGGTAAGGCCCATGGCCATCGAGGGGTTGCTTTTGATGGTCTGCGTGCCGCTGACGCGCGAATTAATGTTGCTGGTGGTGGTGCCGCTGACGTTCGAATTGACCGTCGCGGTGGTGTTGGCCGGGTTGTTCACGACGAGGCTGGAATTGCCGCCGTTGCCCCGGTTAATCGCGACTGCGCCGGCCGCCGAGTTGCTTTCGCTGACGCCGACACCCGTGCCGGTCGCCGTCGTGGTCTGCGCCAGCGCCGGAGAGGCAAATGCTGCGGTGGCGAGGAAAAGAACCGGCACGATTGAAAAATGACGTGACTTCAACATGCTGACACCTTCTGAACAAGCGTTTGTCTCTCAATGTTCAGAGGATAGCCGCAGTCTCGCCCAATTGCAGTCGCGGTTGAGCAACACTGGCTTTTGTTCAGTGAAGCCGGACGTTCAGCCTCGATGTGTACAGGGGAAAGTGACGATGACCTCGTCGTCGGTCTCGATGTCGAGATAGACCAGCGCGCTGGGGCTGATGTCGGCGACGCGCCCATCGGTCTTTTCCTCGTGCGGCCCCCAGTCGGCCGGATAGCATTTGATCGACTTGCCGGTCTTGGGCGCATACACCAGCGCCATCTCCTTCAGCAGCATCTCGCGCCACTTCGCTTTGCTCTCGCTGTCATAGGGCCAGCGACAGGCAACGTAGGGCTGCTCGGGATTCAGCCGGCGCGCGAGTCCCGTGGTGCCTTCCGGCTGATAGCTCAGAAACAAAACGGGTTTGTCCTCGGTCGTGTAGATGAAGGCGAGGCCTTCCGAAGGGCTGACGCCGGGGTCGTTCGGGCCGCCGAAATGCGAGACCTTGCCCTCGACGATAAATTGTTCTGCGACCCTTAGCTGGTCGCCCGCCAATTCTCTGGCCAACGCATCGCAGATCTGTTCGAAGTTTCTCTCATAGACGTCGCAGTCGGCGGTTGAATCGACAAAGCATACTTCCAGCAGCACGCTCGGCATCGTGGTCTGATTTAAGAAATGCAGCCCATCAGTGAATTTTGCGCCCCGGTCGATGAAGCCGACCGACGCCATCGCGGCGGACAGGTGCTTGGCAAGGTCTTGCTGGGTCACATACCAGACTTCGGTGCCGACCGGCTGACTGCGCTGTTCAAACGCATTGAAGTGGACCGAAATATCGAGGTCGCGATCGAGGCTGTTGTGAAAATCGGTGATGGTCCACAGGTTCTCGTTCTGGGAATGCGAGGTGTCGTCATGAAAGGTCACCACCTCGATGCCAAAATCTTCGAGCGCACTGGCGAGCTGCTCGACCACCTTGCGCGCCTCATCGACCTCGTCGATGATGCCGGTGGCACCGCGTACATACAGCCCGTGTCCTGACGAAATGACGATTCGATTGTACATGGTCGTCTCCTCAGTTGCAGACCGGCGGATTCCAGCTCTTGGCCTGCGCGGTTGCCCGCAGGTAGGCATCGAGTGCTTGATTGAAACCGACCCGCGCCCGCCGGGGCTGTTCGGCCGGATCTTTCATCCAGACCTCAAACAGGTGGTTGATCTGGGCCTTGAACGCCTCGTCAATGCCCTTCAACGTCAGTGCCAGCACCGCATCGCGGGTGACTTCGTCAACGCAGCGCGGCGGCGGCACAGCCTCGACGGCTACCAGCAGCGCCACAGCGGTGAAGGTGTCGATCACGCCTGCTCGACCATGATCAATCAGCCCTCATGAGCGATATGGTTGCAAAGGTCTGGGCCGTGCTGCCACTAATATCCCGGCTCACGCCACCATCGATGTAGGCGCGAATATCCACGTAGTCGGTCGAGCCATTGAAATAAATGATGTCATACACCTTGCTCATCGTCCCGGTGCTGGTGCCGACGCCGTGCGATCCAGATGTGACTGCTACGCCATTTTTAAAGATCGCGACCAGCGCTTGAGCGTTGGCGCTGCTATAACCCAGATATGCCGATGCACTGACAATGTAATAGCCTGCTACAGTCGGCACGAATCGCTTGGTTGTGTTATTCCAGATTGAACTTGGATCAAAGCTGACTGAATTAAAATTGATCACAGTAAAGGTTATGTTCGCTAACCCGGTCTGGGCTGCCGATAGGAACACACGGGCAAAGACATCTCCTATCACCCTGACCCACGCACTCGATTTCCGACCGTACAGGTAGCCATCGGTGGGGGCTTCCGGCACCGGACCTACCGGGCCCTGAATGCCCTGAATGCCCTGAATGCCTTGGATACCCTGCGGCCCGATCAGCGACGTGCCAGCGGGCCACACGCCGCCCGACTTCGGTCCGAACATGAAATGCGTCGCGGTGTTGATCCAGAAATTGCCGTTGATGCCGTCGGCTGCAATCGGATCAATCGTGCCGTAAAGTATGGTGTTGCCGGGCGTGCCCGGCGGTCCCGTGTTACCGATGCCGCCTTGTGGACCCTGTGGTCCGGGCGGCCCCTGATCCGAAGTCTGGACAATTTTGGTTTCGCTATCGAGGAGCACCACGACGGGCGCGGCGTCTTCCTCGTTGACGACATTGACGTCGGTGTCTTGGTTGACCTCGACGGTGGTCATCGCGTCGGTCCCGCCTCGTTGGTCAACACGCCGTGCCACACCCGCGTCTTGTTTCCGGCAAGGGTGAAGATGTTCGAGTGATCGAAATCGCCGAGCGGCAGCCGCTCTAGTTCGATCTGTGCGATCCGGACCGTGAACTGGCCCGCCGCCGCATTGGTGAACACGATCTCCCCGGTGTCACTGCCGAGCCGCATCACCGCCGCATCGTCTTTGGCGTGCCGCCGCAGCATCATCTCCATCACGCCGCCGGTCAGGTTGATCGGTGTTTCGTCAAGCGTCTGCCAGACGAAGGTGCGGTAGAAATCCGCGTCATTGGTGACGGTGATGTCAACGGTGGCCATGGCGGCACCCTTACTCTCGACCGCGCTTTCGGCCGTGCCTTCGACTTTTTTCGACGTCGGCCGTCATCCCGGTAAAGCTCTTGTTGATGGCCGCGAACGCCGCGTCGATCGGCGGTCGATCGGTGATGGTGCCCGCCTCGATCTGGTCGAGGGTGGTGTCCTCGCAGGCGTAGCAAGACTGCCCGAACGCGGCGACG